TTAATGTGATTCCTCTTTTTGTTTGCCTTGTAAGATGCCACTGATAAATGTGGAAGCATCCTTTTGCATGTTTGGCATTAAATGCGAATAGGTGTTAAGCGTAACCTGGATATCTTTATGCCCTAACCTTTCTTGAACGACTTTAGGATGAAACTTTGTTAACAGTAAGGATGCATGAGAGTGTCTAAGGTTATGGAATGGGATATCAGGTAAATCAAGCTGCTTTAAATAAGCTTTGAACTGCCTTAAAAGGTTTCTTGGATTGATTGCATTCCCTGTATCTGTACATACAACTAAATCTCGGTCTGTATAGAGTCCTCCGCATAAGCTCTTCTCTTTCAGTACACGGCTTCTTTGTTTCTTCAGTATATGGATATCATGCTCTGATAAGTCGATGGTACGTGTGCTTGTCGATGATTTTCCACCGTATTTTGTTTGGCCGCCAGAGTGTTCTAGTGTTTGAACAATTCTCAAAACGCCATTATTGAAGTCTATATCCTTGAAACGCAAGCCTAAAATTTCACCTTGTCTAAGCCCGAAAGAAATCGCTAACCAAAATGCGATATAATAACGACTGTTTTTAGTGTGATCCAGGAATAAAGACATCTGTTCTGCTGACCAAACTTCAACTTCTTTACGCTTAACTGATGGCTTCCTAACTTTTTCAACTGGATTCTTTTTAATAAACTCATCTTGGACAGCTGTTTTCATTACATTGTTGAGTACATGATATATCTTCTTTATTGTGGCAGCCGATAAGCCGGCATTAACTAACCTTGTTATAAATGCTTGTACCTTTTGAGTTGTTATATCGCTTAGTTTCATGCTTCCAAAGACGGGGAGTATATGATTTTTTAAATTATAATGATAAACCTTTAGAGTTTGGTTGCTTACATCTGGAGTTTTGATGTTAAGCCAATACTCAACCAATTCCTTGAAGGTTGAATCATTATCTTTAAGAAGATCCCCAGAGTGATATAACTGGAGATCTTCTCTTAATGCTTCTTCTGCATCTTTCTTTAACTTGAACCCACTTCGTTTACGCTGCTTCCGTCTGCCGTTCTCATCTTTCCCTATATCAAACACATAGTACCAATTTCCGTTTCTCTTATCTTTTTTTACTGATGCCATTAATCGTTCTCCTTTTTATTTTTACCAGCTAGGGCGCTCTCCCCACCCGGTATTGCTTTTTTCGTAACCTTCTTTTAATGCACTGATAACATGTTCCTTAGCGTCTTTATTGAACTTTGTTATATCTTTACGGAATAAAGAAACTAGAAATCGGAAGTTATCAGGGGAATCTCCCATTGATAACATCAGCTTATGAAGATTTTCGATGACTGTGCCGAATTCACTAGGATTTATCGTATAGTACCAATCAAGGTCGTTTTTAATCTCATTTATTTTTTTATTTATCATTTCATCATAGCTTGCATGTTCCTCTTGGATTCGTATAGCTTCAGCTTGTTCAAGTAAGTGTTTTTGGTACTCAGGATCATTCATTAACTCAATTTCCTGTTCGATCCAGGCTTCTTCTGCTGCCTTTTCAGCTGCTATTTTTTCAGGAGACTTAAAACCAAGAGCTTCTAAGTACATTTCTAAATTCTCTTCTGCGATTCCGAGCTTTCTAAATAGCTCTAATAATGTGTTGTAATCCGGATTCTTGTTGTGTCCATTTTCAATTTGACTAATATACGCTCCGGACTTACCTAACGATTTTGATAGCTCTTGAGAATTGATTTTCTTTTTCTTCCTATAGTATTTGACCACTGATCCTAACTTGTTTTCTTCATCAATCTTAATATTATTATCCATGATTATAATGTCACCTCGAAAATAATCATAACATATGGTGAATAAAAAGAATATATTTATTATTTTCTTATGGATTTCGATAAAACTTTAATAAAAATAAAAAAACTTTCATGAAATGTATTGAAATATTAATGGGTATGGTTTATGATTGGATTAACCCGAAAAGGAAAGGGTTAAACAGGAAACAGAAGAGAGGTGGACGGATGAACCAAGAGGAACTAAACCAAGAGCAACTGGAAGAACTCTTCAAAAAGGTTGCGCTTGATGTTCAAGATATTCGCAAAATTACTGGGGCTGGAAGAGATACAGCATATGCCCTTTGTAAGAGTGGAAAATTTCACGCAGTGCGGGTAGGGAAAAACAGAATCAAAGTACCAACAGAAGGTTTCAAAAAATGGTGGTACGGTGAGCAACAAATCGCTCAATAGGACATAACAGCAACACCGCAATACATAATCGCAATACATAACTTGTTCCATAAAACTGGAGGATGAACTATAATGAGATCGTATGTTCTGTATGAACTAAAAGAGATCCTATATTCAGATTCGGGTTAGTGGTGACATCGCCACTGTCTGTTGCTCTGAATTAGTGACACACCACAGGGGGTTATTCGGATGATAGCAAAAGAGAGAGAAGCTAAGAAACCAAAAGTAGATGCAAAGGTACGTCTTGAAATGTCAGATATTAATGAACAGTATGAACTGACTGACACATTAATTGATCAATTAATTAATAGTACCTGTTCGATTGAACGTGAATGGGCAGCAATGTATCAGATCAAACGTAAGCAAGACAGAGGCGAAATAAACGCACATCAGGCGCTTAAAGCAATTGGAAAGCTTGATCCCAAGTCTCAAGAAATGCGTGTATTCACTTACATAATCCCGTTGTATTACTACCTTAGAATGGCTGAATACTCAAATCTTGCAGAAATGTCGATGATTGTAGATCTTGATTTTATTGAAAACAATGAACAGATTAAAAGCTCGTTTTATTACCGTCTGATGGCTTTGTTGGGCGCTTCAGCATTCAGTCAGAATAAAATGACTCAAGCCCGTTTTTATTGCTCATACGGCATTAATGTAACGAATATTGATAGACTTGTCGCTTATAGCTATCTAACTATGGGTAACACTTATTTGCTTGATGATTATGAAAAAGCAAAAGAATATTACCTGGCCGGTTTAAAACATACTGAGAATAACCCCTTGGCAAAATTACAGCTAACTAGAAGCCTTTGTTTCTTGGAAAACCATTGGAATCAAGAGAACTTTTGGCTAAACCCTGATTCAAATGAAGTTACAGATATCCAAGAAATTGCACATTATCACATCAAAAAAAACAACTTGCAACAGGCTAAAGAAATATTGGAGAACTTAGAGCAGCAACCGAATATTCATAATGACTTTGGCATTCATTTTTATCTAAAAGGACTAGCTTATGAAGATAAGAGATTCTTTTATGAGTCTATAAAACACTTTAAGCTGTCCGGCGATCTATACAGCGTACGCTTACCTTTGGATAAATTAAGGGAAATGGGTGAGGACGAGCAGATTTTGGATTTACTTGCCCTTTAAATGCAAAATCAATTTCGCATCACTTGAAAGGAGGTGAACATAATATGAAAAAAGTATTTATCTGTCTTACAATCGTAGCTTCATTGGCTGTTGGTTTCATTGCGGGTCAACAAACTACAATTCACAGCGCATCAGGGGAAGAAACATTCCATGTAGCAGGTTTTGGACGTGGTGCGTAAGCATTACATATCCATTTGAAGGGGTGAGCGATTCGTTCACTCCTTCTCATTACATATTTTTAGGATAAAAATAAAATAAGTGGAGGATTAAATGTCGGCTAGAAGAAGCGTAAGAATTGATTTAGCAGCATTAGCTAATGGCTTTAAGCGGATCAATGAAGACAAGCCAGTTTATTATAGCCTAAAACATAATGCGATACTTAGCACAAATGGTTATACAGCAGAAATTATTAGCCCGCAGCCATATGATTCAGTGGTTATTGGGTTGCCTTACATAATGCGTGATGGGGTTTGCAAGAAAGTTACATATAGAAAATCATCGGAAAATTTAAAAAATGACATAAGGATTATGCTTGAGAACCTGGATAAATTCTCATCTAACGGTTTTCATCAAATGGCGGTTATAGAGAGGTTTGACACCGGTTTAATCAAGCTATCTTCTTCATATTGTCCGGAAGCTTACGCTGATATATTGAAGTTTAACGGTAGGAATGTGGAGAGTGGGGAGCAACTGTGGTGCAAACTTGAAACAAATGAAAACAGAGCGCCGATTGTTACAGCAATTGAAAACAGTAAGCCGTCAGAATACTTGAATTTAATTTAAAAGGAGAATTCAAATGTGGATAGATGACGGAATTTCAATTTGGATATGTGACCTCTGCGGCATGTCATGGTGCGAGTGTTGTATTGAATGTGGAATGCCACATAGCGACTGTGATGGTTGCGACTGCCCGAATTGCATTGTGTGTAATAAACAATTGAAAGGAAGAAGAACATGAAGAAACAATCGAAGTATTTCTATTGCTACTCGGTAAACCTACACCGAAAGTTAAGAGCAGCTGGAGCGCCACTAATCTGTGAAGCTTTAAGCACTCGAAATAAGCGGTTCTGGCTTTATGAGAAAGACGAAACTGTTCAAAGGGTACTAAATGAAATGTGATTACTAGAAGCTCCCACAAGGAAGTCTAAGCATCAGAATAATAAGCACAAAAGGAGAATGTTTATTGACAAATTTATTTGTTAAAGTACCTTCCAATATCATACGAAACGAGAATTTTTACATATCGAATCAAGAATTCAATTTGTACGCCAACCTTTGTTTTAAACACTTTAGGAACGGCGGCCAAGATGAAATAGTATTAGACCATAAGAAGCTGATGAATGAGCTTAAAATCAATGATACGAGGACATTAAAGAAGCGATTTAATGCTTTACATAAGTACGGATTAATTGACAACAAAATTGAGAAGCTCCCCACCAAAGGGTATCTATCAATATTCTTTAATTCAAAAGCAAAGAATGAGGGTAGATTCTGCAAAATGAATCCATCCATCTTTACATACTTCAAAAATGATCAAATAGATGAAAATGGGGTTCGATTGGCATTCTATTATAAGAGCCACATTAACCCAAAGGACAAAAGAGGGATTGATTATTGCTATGTTGGTTTTGATGTATTAAAAAGTCGGTTGAAAATGGGAAACACGACAATCATTGAAGCTAATAAGGCATTGAGGAAAGCAAAGCTATTGAAAATCGTAAAACATAAGCTTGAGGATACAGGAAATTACGATGAAAATGATGCTCTGATCTTTGATAAATGGAACAATCATTACCATATTTTAAGCCCGCTATATTAGGCTTTTCACCTAACTCCTGAACATGCAGAGATAGCTTCTGAGCATGCAGAGCTAAACTCCTCAGTGTGCTGCACTGTGGGGAGTGTATATAGAAGAGTATTTAAGATGTTAGATACATTGTAGATACAGTATATGCAAATCGCAAAAACAAGTTTTGCAATTTCCAGCCTCACTTTATCTTTCCTGTATTATTTTTAACTTTAATCAATTGGAGGATTACTTATTGACTAGCCGTTCAACTGAAAAAAATAAATCAATTTACATAATGAGCATTGAAGCATGTGACATTTATGATCACATGTATAGAGGGAATATTTTGAAGCGGAATTATAATGGTGAAATTCCTTACTCTCTCGAATCAATGAAGCTTGAGAGTGAAGGAATCAATACATTTGAAAGAAAGAAGCAGCCGAATAAAAGAGTAACGAATGACATTATTAATCTAAAGTTCAAACAAAAAGTTCCTTCGGCCAAGGAGTTGATTCCCAAACTTAAGCTTCATCTGGAAGACCTGAGCGAGAAGATAAATCAAACTATGTCTGAGTGCACCGTCAAAAAGTGCAATGTGTATGAAAAAGAGCGAATTGAAACAAAACTAGAAAAGATGGAAAAGTACCGTACATATCTTCAAAACAAACTAACTCTCGCTAAAAATGGGAAGGGTGAGCACTGGGAAGGAAGAAAAGCTGCTGATCTAAGGTATTTATTTTATGAGAATGGTTTTACAATTAAAACGCAGAAGTACAAGTCGAAAGAGACAGAAGAAGTTAAGTATGTTCTTTATAAGCGTTCAAGCAGCAAAAGTCGGACTGGTCAATGTTTATTCATTAGAGAAGAACTTTATGAAAGAATGATTTCTTGGTCTCGGCTGTATTTGCCATTTAAGAATAATCAAAAGGTTGATCTGGCTTCTTTGATGGCTTATGAGTCGTTGGTGGGGAGTTCATTAGAAAACACCATTAAAATTAAACCGGAGAATATGCTTATAGTGGATGACATAGAGAGTGAATTTAAATGGGAATGTAACATAGTTCGTACAGGGGAAGACGGGTTTTTAGAGAGTTGCGAAGAGCTGGCAGACGTCTCGAATAGTCTCTTTGATGGTGAATCACTTCTTGATACTAAGTATTTTTCATATGGTCAATCCATGATGCTTTTAAGAAATCATATGTTTAAATCAGCAGCGTTCAATACAAACATTCAAAAATTCTTAAAGGACAATTGTCCGCCGCATATTGATTTTGATTCCTGGGAAATCCCTAATATGTTCAATGAGATGATTAAAGCCAAAGATATTGAATTTATTTTTACGCCAACCTCATTAAAGGCTTTAAAGTTTAGCGAAGTGATTGGTGGAAAACAAGGAATGTGGGCTCACTGGAAGCAATTAGTTAGTAGTGAAGGTTCAATATTTGGAATCTGTAAGCATGAAAAGGAATCCAAAAGAGGGAAAGATTCAGAGGGGAATATCCTTCAACAAACTTCATATCAGATGATTAACAGTTTTCCTGCTAATAAAGATGACATTGCACGAATCGCTTCCTTTGAAAAAGAGTATATACTTAGCTTAAAAAATAATGATGACGTTTTTATTAAGTACCTAGAAGAATCAAGCAATGAAGTGAACGCGAACAATATGTTTGTAGACTTGTACAAGAAGAATCCCAATATTACTAAGACAAGCATTTTTAAAAAGTACCGTGCTAAACAAATTTCAAAGTATGTTGACTATGTGAAAAGGGGAAAAACAAGACTGAACAGTGATTATTGCGTACTGTTTGGGAATCCGATCGAATTTCTGTTTCATTCTATAGGGAAATTTGATGTCGATAATGCAGAGTTGTGTTTACAAGAAAACGAAGTCTATACAAAATTATTTGATGATGGAAAGAGTGTAACTCTGTTGCGAAATCCACATACTTCACCGAGCAATATTTATGTAGGTAGAAATAATAAGAAGGCTGATATAGATACTTATTTCAATCTCACAAAGAACATTGTTTGTGTGAACAGTGTAAATTACCCAATATCAGATATACTGTCGGGATCTGACTTTGACAGCGATACAGCTCTTGTAGTAATGGACGAGACAATACAATCGCTGTCTGAATCAGCTTTTGGGAAATACAAGCCGTGTCTTAGTCGTATTGATGATGATCTTAGGCCATATAGATTGAATAATAAAGACGCTGCAAAAATTGATAATAAACTTTCAAAAAGTCAAAGAGCAATAGGAGAAACGGTTAACCTAGCTCAATTATGCATGTCGGTGTACTGGGACAATAAAAATTCAAATCGTGGGGAAACTCCTAATCACTTACTAAAGAATGTGGATATACTTACTGTGTTATCGGGGGTATGCATTGATTTGGCGAAGAAATATTACGACATTAAAATAGAGAAAGAATTAAAGCATATTTCTAAACAAGTAATGCTTAAGGAAGTTGACAACGTTAAGAAAAAACCGTTGTTTTGGGTTCATGTTAGTCAGGACAGTAAAATGAAAAATAAAGTTGCACAATATGATACTCCGATGGATTATTTATTAATTGAATTGGAGCAAATACCAAGAGGGAAAAAGGAAGGTAAGATTGAATTTGATAGACTCTTAGTGAAAAAGGATTCGAGAAAAGGGAATAGGAAGCAATCAGCAAGAATAAAAAGTTTGGTGACGGAATTGCAAAATAAACTTATCCAAACGAAGATGAAGCAGAAAGATCATGAATCATTCATTATTGAAGAGAAAATCATAAGCGAATACACAGATAAAATAAAAAAATTGAAAGTCAAACCGGAAACAATGTATGAAATTTTAGAACATGTGTCAAAAAGCGAATGTGGTTCGAAAAAGACTCTGAAAATTAATATTCGTCTGCTGAATGCACTGCATCAATCTCAAACTGAAACATTCCTGGCAGCATTTAAAAGCGAATGAAAAGTCACCAAAAATAAAAATGAACCATCCACAAAAGCCCTTTAAATAAGGGTTTTTGTGGTTTTTTAAAATGAAAAATAGATTCCTATATGGTAAAGGTGGAATACGAAGGCTAGTCAATTGTCGTAGCATCGAAATGACTTTGTCAAAGTAGATGACACACTTTACCACTCCTGAAATAAAAATCTTCAGTTTTGTCCATACGTTTCCGTGATTTTACTTTATCACAAAAAATGGACTCTTTCAATTGCATTATTTAATTCAACTGTAGGCATTAATTTTAATTTTGGTTATTCCTCCTAAGTAATCAAAAATGCTGGTCGCTATGATCAGCCCCCCTTTTTTAGATAATTATTTCAAATAAAAATTTATTGATGGAAGGAGGACTATAAGTGGAAATTGATAGACATAAGCTATGGCTAGATATTCGTAAAAGAAGGTTAACTCAAACGGAAATTGCGAAAGAATGCGGTTGTGCCCAGTCAAAAATCAGCTCCTTTTTGAATTATGATTCAGATATGTCACCTGAGCTTATTCAAAGAATGAAAGACTTTGTCTACTCTAAGCCTGAGTATGAAAACGGGAAGCGCAGAGTAATCAAAGTGATCTAATTCTTTGTCGTTACTACATTAAACAGCATTGCGGAAACAGTGCTGAAGAGATGTACAGGCCGACTCCAGCGACGTTAAATAAATGGTTTCGGGGTTTCATTAGTTTTACTCCTTTGATTTTATTTTTGTTCTTATTCCGAGCCATTTTTGGTTCGGGGTTTCTCCTTTTAACATGACTATGTGCGGGGCATCCTCAGTGCCCCCGTAATCGTGTTTAAATGAGAAAAAACAATTGGAGGAATAATAAAATGAAAGAAAATAAGGTTACTGATACGAAAATCCTCAAGTCAGGATATTACTGTAAGAAATGTGATTTGTTTTTTGAGAATACATGGGATATGGAATGCTACTGTCAAGGCGAAGGATGGTATAGAGCTAGTAAAGCGATTTTGATGTTAGAGAAGGTGCTCGGTAATGGAAAATAAAAAAGAACAACCAAGATGGGGCGAGCCAAATGAGAAGTTTCAAGAATTGGTTAAAAATATTGATCCAGAAGTATTAAGAAAAGCAAATGAAAAAATAAAAGAGATGGCCAATGGTAAGCCTCTTTATAGATTTTAATTAAACAATTTAGGAAGGAGGTGATGATATGAGCAAATTAGCAAATGACTTAATAGGTATTTTCAAGCTCGTTTCAAGAGACAGTGAGTTAATGAATCTTGCTTATTATAAAGAGTTGAGTAATCCCGCTAATATAGACGTGCAGCAAAGAGATGATTTTGATGACATCCTCAAAGGAATTATTGTTAGAGCTCCTAAATCAAACGATTTAAAAGAAGATGATCCTCAATGTCGGATCTGCATGTACTTTGGTAACGGCTATACTACACACAATAAGCGTATTATATCCCAGGATGTAATGATTGACGTATACACCCATATTGATCATTTTGAAGACAATGATCCTAGAAGTCTCAAGATCATAGACCGGCTAATTGATATTGTTTACGATAAAAATGTTGCTGGTGTGGGTAAGGTTGCTAATATCAATAGAATGTTGATAGCTAATCCCCCTGATGGATACCTCGGCTATAAACTCATCTTTTCCTTTGGAGCTCCACAATAATGGAATATTCAAAGGACTTCTTTATTTTAGGTACTCCTATTTCAACAGATATAGGAGAGTGCCACTTCATTAGACTTAAAGATTATCCTCAGTTCGTAAATGATCTCTCTCAAATGGTTAAATCAAAATCTGAAATAATAGCTGAATTTCAAGAAAACAATAAATTTGGTCAATTGGATAGCTTGATCAATGATTTTAACGCTTCAACTTTGTTGGACATAGTTAATGTGATGGATCAGTTAAGAGCCTCCTACCAAAGAGTGTTTGCGAAGGTGTTTAATAACCCTGATGCATTCCAAGCTGTAGACGAGAAGAACTTTCACGATATCCGCAAGTTAATTCTTGATATGCATTGTTTAAAAGAAAAAAAGGTTAGCAAAAACTCTGAACTTGAAAAATTCAACAAGAAAAGTAGAGCGTTGAAACAGTCTGAGAACAATTATGATTTCTCCGATATTGTTAGTTGTGTTGTTCAATTTACTGGGTATTCATCCGCTGAAGTTCTTGAATTAACGCTTCCCCAACTTCACTCTCATTTTTTCAGAGGCGCTGCTTTTTTAAATAGCTCTGCTGCGATTGTACTCTCTACTGTAAGTCCGGAAGCTGCCAAAAACATTGGTTCTTGGAGTCAACATATAGATTTATTTGAAGAAGAGAAAAATTACATAACTAAGAAAGAAGCAAGAAACTTAGAGAAATTATTCTCAAATTAAAAAACAAGGTGGAATTTTAATAAATGAGTAAAAAGACAGTAATTCATGATGTATGTAACGTTGTTATGAAAAGAAAATCTGACGGGAAAGTTATTGCAACTGCTGAAGCGCAAACAACTAGCCTGTCTCAAAGTATCCAGGAAGACTATTTAAAAGGCGGATGGGGAAACCAAAACCTTTATCAAATTAAGTCCGACAAGAATATTACAGGAACAATCAAAAATGCTTTCTTCAGCTTGGATTGGTTGGCCATGCAACAAGGAGTCAAGGTTGAAAATGGAACGGTGCAAGTATGGGAGGATGAGACGCTTACTGTTGAGTCAGATGGAAAAGTAACTCTTAGCAAGACTCCAGTTGATACAGTTTCCTTCGAGAATAGCGAAGGAGAATCTTATCTTATGGAAACTGAAACTACAGAAGGTCAACTCCCTACAACTTTTGCAAAAGAGGGTGCGAAAGTTAAAGCACGATATAAAATTGATGCTGAAGGAGAAATTGTTGAAATTAAGGCTGATACATTCTCTGAAGCTTATGAGATGGAATATCACACTTTAGAGTACGATCCAGAAACTGAAACAATCCATAGTGATCTTTATATTCAGTTCGATAAAATCTCTCCTTCTGGTGAAGCAGAGCTAAACTTTGAAGCCGGCAACGCAATTACACCTGAAATCAAATTCACAGCGCTTGCAGTTGATAATTCTCTTGGGCGTTTCATTCGGGTTAAACGTAAAGCAGACGGATCGAAAGGTGAAAAACCTACTGAGTCTCCAAAGCAAAGCGTTGATCTTGGCGGCGCAAGTGCATAAGGGAGGCGTTGAAGATTCCTTTCTTAAATAAAGATGGAACTACGCTTACCTCTGCAAAAGATGACGGTACTGGCAACCCTATAACGCCTGTATCAATTGAAAATTCAACTATTCCATTAGAGGTTGATCTTAAAACTGATCAGCCTCTTGATGTTAATGTTGCAAACAAATCATCTATTCCAGTTCTTGTGAGAAACACAGTTCCTATTAAAACTCAGATCCAAAAGTCATACGAGGAATCTGTGTTAACAGATAATGATACTGTGGCAGTTGGTGCAACAAAATCGTACACATTAGATCTTGTTGAGAATTTAGGAGTGTTTAGAGCTTATGGCGTTGCTCTGTATACAACACAGACTGACAGCGCAAATAGCAAAGTTACAGTCAGTGCTTATTCTGTGCCGAAGAGTATTCCTTTTTATTCATCAACATCAGCAAGTGACAGCACAACTTTAATCAGTAATGCTGCATTTGTTTCAAACTATCCAATTCAAAAACAGTTGCCCTTCGTTTGTCCAAAAGTGCTATTGACAGTTAAGGCATCTGGAACTGTTGATATTACTGGTTTTAAAATGATTGTTTGGGGGATGGAATAATGACTTTTCATGATGTATGCGGAAAGTTTAAAAAGGTTGATGGTATTGAAGATGCATATTTACTGCTTTCAGAGGAGGACAATTATTACATAAGCCTGAGTGATTTTGAAAAGCTCTTTGAAGAGGATTTTGACGAAGAGCATCCATATGAATCACTTTCAGCAGCTTCTGATAATTCTCCAGCCTGGAAAGACATTTGGGACGATATTTGGACGGAAGACCTTTAATAAGGTCTTCTTTATTTTTAAAAGGAGGAATTAAATGAAATCGAAAAAATTAAGCGTATCAGGTGTAAAGACACTATCAAAAAGTGTTGATAAGAAACAAAAGGTTCAGATAAATGATGAGTATCATGTATACATCTATCCTCAGTTCGGTATGTTCAAGTTACAAAAGATGTTTGAGAATTTTGTGAAATCTCTATTAGAAGCTGAAGAGCAAGGTATTGACTTGAGTAAGATCAGCATGAATGATTGGTTAAGTTTTAATGTCGTGAAGGAGTTCAGTGACTTGGATATCCCTGATGATACTAAGAAACAGTTTGAGTTTTATTACGAGTTAATGAACACTGATCTCCTTTATCCAATCTTTAATAAGTTTCCTATAGAATCACTTGAAAAAATAAACATCATAGCTAATAGACTTCGATCCAATTTTGAAAAATTAGGATCTGCTAAGTCTGAAGAGTTTGAACAGATGATTATTAATACAGTAGCTGAACTAGAAGAAAAATAAAAAATAACCATTCAATTTAATCAAAGTCGATTCGCGAACGACTATAAATGTATAAACAAGGACAGAAAACAACATGCAGGATATATTAGCACCCTCCTTCCATGCTAGAAAAAAGTGATAAATAAGGATAAAAATAAAATAAATAGATTGACGATAGTAAACGTAAGTGTTATAATTAAGTTAAGAAAGGAGGGGAAATGAGTATGGAAAAGTTAGAGCTTATCCTTCGGGACTTGGCTTGGGTGGTTGCAATCCTAGCAGGAATAACAACCATGATCAAGAACATCAAGGACTTGAAGGCAAGCAAAAACAAAAAACGACGTTCTCCCGCCAAGAAGAAACGTCGCTCATAAGCTAGAGGGGATTTATTCCCCTTCTCTTATTATTATAACACTTTTCATTCCATACTCAAAACACATGAAAAAATTGGTTGATGTCACAACAATATTCTTTTTTATTCTGTTCATTATGCTGTTTTCGAATTTTGATTATGCTCATCTTAGCACCTTAGATATACTAACAATGGTATTAGCGTTAATCTGGTTGGTAGTTACTATCATAAACATTATCCTTAAGTGGAGGAACCTTAGAAATGACTAAGATTGTTTTTGACAGCATTGATGACTTAAAAGATTTTATAGCAAAAGAAATTTTAACTACATCTGAAGCGATTGAGATCATCGGCTGTAGTCGTCAAAACTTAAAACAGTTGGTCGATCGTGAAACATTAGTACCCATTAAAACAACAAGTCGGGATCGTTTATTTTTAAGAGAAGATATTGAAAGTTATAAAAGGAAAAGGTAAAGGCATCCGCAGCAACGGGTGCTTTTTTATTTGTGTTATGGTCACAAGAGAAATGTAAAAAATAAAGTAGGTGTAAAGCAATTATGCTGAACGAAAAAAAGATAAAAGCTATTGGATTAATTGCTGAAGGAAACCTCAGTATGACTGAAATAGCAAAGGAAGTTGGCGTTAGTCGAAATGCTCTGTATCTATGGAGAAAGGATAAAGAATATCAGCAGGAGCTAGACAAAGAGATACAAAATTTCAAACTTTTAGCGCAACAAGAAAGAAACGCAAGGGCCAAGAACTGGTTTAAAAAATTAGAATACATCGCCATGGATGATGACCAAAAGACTAAGGATCAGATAGATGCGCTTAAAACATTACTTGCTTACTCTGAGGGAACTCCAACGTCTAAGGTTGAAATCACTGAGACAAAGGCAAATGAAGTGGATAAAGAAACAATTGAAGATGAGATTAAGATGTGGAAACAATCAAAAGAAGACAAATAAAAAGCCCTCTCCTATGTCATTTAGAAGGGGCTTGTAACTTCTTCTTAGCTCTTATTAGAGTGCTTTTACTGATACCTGTAATATCCTCAACTTGTTTGTATGAATGATCGTTAAGTAACTCTAAGGCGTGTTGTATTTGCTTCTTCGAATACTTGTTAGGTCTACCCTCTCGGAAGTCTTCACGTTGCTTTGCAATGGCTTTTCCTTCCTGAGTACGTTCGACAATCATATCTCTTTCAAACTCTGCAAACCCACTCATAATGGTTAATATTAGCCTTCCTGTTGGTGTGTCTTCAACTAAACCCATGTTTAATACATGAACCTTCACACCCTTTGAAAACAATTCCTTGACTGTATTAATTGCATCTACAGTTGATCTTGCAAAGCGGTCTAGCTTAGTAACAACCAAAGTATCTCCTTCTTCAAGCTTTGATAAAACCTCTTTGAATTTAGGGCGATCAGCTTTAGTACCTGTGAATTTTTCTGAATAGATCACATCGCATCCTTGGTTCTCTAATGTGGCTATCTGTGATTCCAAATCCTGTGAAACTGTACTTACACGAGCATATCCATATTTCATAATAAAGCACTCCTTTTGTGTATCTATTTATGGAACTAAGTTATGACACCTCTTGATACCTTAATTCTACAGGGTTCAAAGGATGGTGTCAATACTTTTAAGATATGACACCGATGAAGATATGAAACATGCTTAAATTTGTATGTAAGATAAGAAATTGCAGGCTGATTTAAGCATGTTTAAAGGGGCTGTGTGAAGAGTTAATGAGTTAGATACCAATAGTATTCAAGCTCATTAAAGTTGCTTAGGATGGCTCACAGTAAGGCATACCCCCCACCATTCTGTTTTTAAAAATGCTGTCTTATCCGATAGCAGGGTACAAATTTTTTGTAGTATTTTTCAAATTTCCGAGGTGATAAAAATAAGTGAGCAAATAAATATCAACACGTCAGAGAATAGACGTTTTCTATATGAATATTTAGTTAAACAAGCAGTTAAAGAGCATGATCTATCTGAATCAGATGCTGAAGAGTTTGCAGCGCATTTAATGAAAAAACGATCAGATGATTTATTTACATATCATGGTTTGGCTTGGGAACTAGGGCAGAAAAACCTTGAGTTCTTTTGTCTATTCTTCCTTCAAGACACATTTAGAGCACCTGGTACATCTGAAATAGCTCCTATTCATAAGCAAATATGGGAAGACATTGAGAATATGCTCCTACATAACACACATGATAAGCAAGTGTACGTCCTTCCTAGGGGTACTGGTAAGAGTGCATTCGCAAACTTGCCTACTGTAGCTTTTTCAGTTGCTAATAAGCTAAGAATTTTTACGCTTGTTTGTTCCTCTACAGGTGAGCTTGCGGATAAATTCATAAAACAGATCAAGGAAGTATTTGTTGACAACATCTATCTCCAATCTTGTTATGGAAAGCTTTTGGATCCATCTAATAAAAAATATATTTGCAACTCCTCTCAGCTGGAGTTTACAAATGGAACTATGGTTGAAAGTATCAGTAGTAAAACTGATATGAGAGGAAGGAAACACCCTGACAATACAAGGATTGAATTAGCTATCCTAGACGATTATCAAAATAATGATGACTGCGCTACAGATGCAAACAGAGAGAAAAAATGGAGACGTTTTGCAACTGATGTTAACTTTGCACTACAAAAGCCTGTATATGATAAAGATGGAAAGTTAATCAGGCAGGGTGGAATCATGGTAGGATGTGGGACAATTCAGCACCCAGAATGCTTTTATAGCAGGTTACTTAAATTGCCAACTTGGAGATCACGAAAAGAAAAAGGCATACTCGTTGATGACATTGATGAAATGTTCAGCTCTGGATTGTGGGCTGAATTTAAAGAAATCCTTTCAGATTCCAAAAATGAGAACAGGCTTCTTCATGCAAAGGAATTTTATTATCAACATGAGGATGAAATGAAATTCCCTATTCTATGGGAGAGTTATTGGAATCCTTTAGACATGGCACTTGCTTATTATGAAGACCCTGTGGCATACAACCAAGAGGTACAAGGTTTAATTACCTCAACAGGACAAAAGAAATTCAAAACAATTATCACTGAGTCTGCTGAAAAGATTGAGAGCCATGACTTTACAAAAACAATGCTGTCTATTGATCCAGCTGGGACAAGAAATAAACAAAAGAAGAAAAAGGACTATTATGCTTTTGTAGTTGGAAGTGTGTCAGACATGAATATCAAGTATGTTCGTAAAGGTACAGTGTTTAAGGGTGAGTATGAGGATTATATGGATTATACTCTCAAGCTCCTTAAAGAATATCCTGATATCAGTTTTGTAAACATTGAGAAAAACGTTTATAACGGTGCGGATGTTATTCAGCTTCAAGAGTTAGTAAGGAATGACCCCCAATTAAAAGGCAGAAAAATTGAGTGGCTCAATAATGCTGTAACCAAAAATAAGGATGACAGAATCAATACCATTGTTGGTGATGTCAATATGGGAAGAATTATCTTTAATGAAGAGGATGAGGAAGCGATACAGCAACTTAGAGATTTTGCTGGTGCGGATTTCTCAGCATACGATGACTTCCCTGATGCAGTAGCTGAATGGTCTAAAAGGATAAATGAAGTTGAAGTAATTAAAAATATCTCGTCAATTCCAAGGAATTGGCTTTTTTAGATTGAGGTGAATTTATGAAAAATGAACAATTGATAACTAAAATGCTTGACCACCTAAGATTAAATCAAGGGCATCATGAAAAGTTAAAGCGATATTACTTAGGTGATCACGATATTTTGCATAGTAAAACAGCAAAAGATCCTCTTAAAGCAGACATGAGAGCTTATTTTAATTATTGCCGCAAGATGGTTCAGAATAGCGTGGGCTATTTGTTAGGTAAGCCGGTTAATTATGGATCAAAAACAGAGAATAAAGAGTTTATTAGCAACATTGATTATTACTTTAGCAATTGGGAACATGCCCATAATATCAAGTTGAAAATTGAGGCATCCATTCATGGATATGCTTATGAAGCGAATTACATAAACAGTGAGGGTGATTTTGAGTGTGCTGCATATTCACCACTTGAAATGATCGTTCTTCATGATGGGACAATTGAAAATAAAGTTTCGATGGCCATTAGGAAATACAAAGTTCAATTTGATGAGACTGAGTATGTAGAAGTGTGGGACGATACGTTTTATAGCAACTATAAATTGAGTGGTGGGAAGTTGTTGCTCTTAGAGCAAAAACGACACAGATTCTCTAGATGCCCTGTTAGAGAGCTCAAGAACAACGATATTAAAAAATCTACATTTGAGGACATTATCAAGATTATTGACATGTACAATGCTATACATGCCAATGCGGCCAATGAACTTGTTGATCATAGAAATTCTTATTTAGTTTTCACAAACTGCAGCGTTGAATTTGAAGACGCCAAAAAGATGAAAGAAAACGGCATCATTATACTCCCTCATGAAAAAGCGGAGGTAAAGTGGCTTACTAAAGACTTACATGGAACCTTTGTGAAAGATATGCTTAAACAATGGCAAGATGAAATGTATATACAAAGTAATCAAGTAAACCTCAATGAAAACTTCCAAAGCAATACCTCAGGTGTATCCATCCGTTTAAAACTTCAAGAGTTAGAAAACCAATCAGCTATTGCAGAATCCCACTTTGAAAAAGTTCTTAAGGACAGACTAAAGTTCTTTTGTGAATTTCTATCTCTCAAGAAACAAGCCGAATTTGATTATAAAGATGTCAATGTAGCATTCACTCGAAATGTACCGGTAGATGAAGTTGCTATCGCTCAGATGGTATCAACTTTGAGCGGGTTAGTTCCCCATGAAGATCTCCTTTCAAGGCTGCCTTTCATTCAAAATCCTTCTGCTTCAATGCAAAAGTTAATCAAACAGCATGAGACGGTGAAGTTGCACAGCGCCAATAATATGAACACAACAGCAGTACCTAAACAGGACATTTCTGATGAAGAGGATCAAGAACGCCTCTCAAATGGACTGTAAAACAATATGGGAATCTTGTAAAAGGTCAGGGCAAGATATGTGTAAATGTGGGTTAATTACACAAATACAACACTCTATGGCGTGTACATAGAGGGTTAGGAGGAAATATGGATTTAAAAACTGTTAAAGAATTTTTAGAGCAAAACAAAGAAAAGGAAGAAGTTAAATCATATTTAGAAGAACTGTCTGCCGTATCTGCTGATAAGGTGTCAGGGTTTTTAGATACTGATGAAGGCAAGAAAATTTTGCAGCCACGATTAGATGAACATTTCTCAAAGAGTCTTAATACGTGGAAAACCAATAATCTGCAGAAACATGTTGATGAAAAGGTTAAAGAGTTATACCCAGAAAAAGATCCACTGGAATTAAAAGTAGCTAATTTAGAAAAGCAATTGGCCATGAAAGAAATGCGCTCTTTTGCAATGGATAAAGCGCATAAAGAGGGATTACCTTTAGAATTAGTGGATCTTGTAATGGGTGAAGATCAGGAGAAGACTAGTTCTAATTTAGATCTTTTAAAAGGCGTGTTTTCCCAACATATTGAGAATAAAACACAAGAAAGATTAAAAGCCGATGGCATTGATCCTAAAGGTTCACAAGAACCACCGAAGACATTCACAATGGAGCAACTTAAGAACATGTCTGAAGAAGAATATATTAAAAATCAAGAAGCGGTTGACGCTTATCTTAATAGTCAATCCAACTAATTTAATTACATAAGGATAAGGTGATAATATGTCAGTTCAAAATTTCATTCCAACAGTATGGTCAACAAAATTAAATCAAGCTTATGATAAAGCGATGGTATACGGTAATCTCGTAAATAGTGATTATCAAGGCGATGTGAGTTACGGGAATACAGTTAAAATCAATACTTTTGGTGAAATCACAATCGGTGATTACGGTAAAAATGGTGTAGGGGATCCTCAGGAGCTTGATTCTAGTCAAACAGAATTACTTATTGATCAGAAAAAATTCTTCAATTTTAAAGTTGAAGATGTGGATGCTGCTCAAGCTAATATCAATTTGCTAAATGGCGCAATGAATCGTGCTGCATATGGATTAGCAGATACTGCAGATCGGTTTATTGCAAATCTATATACTGAAGTAGATTCTAAAAATGTAATGGGCTCAGATACAGACCCAATTCAATTAACCAAACTAGATACTTATGATATTTTGGTCGATTTAAACACCAAACTTTCAGAAGCAAATGTTCCTAAATCTGAACGTTATGCGGTAGTACCAGAATTTGCTTATGGGTTACTGCAAAAAGATGACCGGTTTACAAAATTCCAAGAAATTCTTTTAAATGGATACATCGGTAACGTTGGTGGGCTACAAATCTATACATCTAATAACGTTCCTGTAATTGATGGTAAGTATAAGATTATGGCTGGTCATAGATCGGCAATTACCTTTGCGTCTCAGCTTAACAAATTGGAAGCGTACCGCCCAGAGAAATACTTTGCTGATGCTATTAAAGGCCTCCAAGTATATGGCGCAAAAGTTATTAAACCAACTGGAATTGCGGTCTTAACTGCATCTAAATAATAAAAATTGAGGGCGGAGACTAATATCTCTGCCCTTTTTTATCTTAATAAGGAGGAATTAAATGTTTGTATTAAATAAAAAAACAGGGCTCACTTGGAATGTTGAAGGTGAGTTATTAGAAAGGCTTTTAAAGTCGCCAAATTATGAAATTGTTGAATCAAAAGAAAAACCAGTAAGAAAACCTCGGCCAAAGAAGGGTTCAGAATAATGGATAAAACAATAACCCTAAAAATCCTCTTAGATATTGATCGAGACGATACCAGCAATGATGAAATATTGAGCCTGTACTTATTAAGTGCAGAAAATTTTATAAAGAACTATTGTGACGTTGAAAGCGTTCCAAGTGAGTTGGATATTGTGCATTTACATATCGCTGTTTTTCAGTATCGTCAAAATGGGTTTGAAGCTGTTACTGCTGAGAAGATAGGTAACATTAGTCAGACTTTTAAGAGCTCAATGCCAAACCATATTATCGAAGAATTAGATAAATTCATTAGAAATACAAAATACGTGAAGTTTTTTTAAGGTGACAATAATGAAATACAAAGACCTTTATTATTTAATTCAGGTTAAAAGGGTGAAGACAGGCAAAAAGACTGATTGGGGAACAGACATATATGAGGATCAAGAAACTCTAGTTCCATACAAATGTTCTTTTCAGCCTTATGTTGAATCAATTAGTTCTCCAACTGCGGTAGGAAGAATAACTGACATAACCAATATGATCTTCTGCCCGCCTAATGAAAAGCTAGAGAAAGGCGTTAAAGTCGTTCATAAAGGAAAAGAATACGAGGTTCTTTACCCACCCAGAGACTGGGGAAGACATTATGAGGTGTTCGTTAACTATATAGGCGCACACAAGTCCACTAAGTAAACAAACGAAGTGCTTTAAATTTTGAGGCACTTCTTTTTTTTATTTGTAGAAAAATTACTAAGGAAGTGAAAGAACAAGTGTCTCAAAATTTAAAAATTGTATTAACTCCTGTGGCTGACACATCAACTAAGACAGTTCAGCAATTAAATAAAGATATATCCACACTTCAAAATAAAATCAATCCATTGAATCTCAAAGTAAGCTTTGACGACAAAGTTCTTAGAACGCTTGAGAGGTTTTCAAATGCTTTTAAGCAAAGTGAAGAGGCGTTAAAACACCTTAATCAGACAGTCAAAGAAAATATTACTGAGACTAAAAATGCAGATGGTTCTATCACTAGGCTTACACAGCAGTATAAGCGGAGTGGTGAAATCCATGAGAAAACTCGGACAATCATAGACAACTCAACAAAGAGTTTGGAACGGGAATCAAAAGCAGCAAGTAAGCTCGTACAGCAAATGGAGCGTCTTGGCCAAGCTCAAAAGAAAGTAACGAAACAAGATGCAACTGGTCGTGTCACTGGAACAGTGACTAAATATAGAGATGAGTTTAAAGATGTTACCCATAGCACAGATAGACACGGGGCAACTTTAGCTGTTAAAACCACAGAAAACTTTGACCAGCAACAAAAGGCAATAGATAAACTAAACCAAAAATTAGAGCAGCTTAGACAAAAAGGCCAACTATCCTCAACAGTCCTCAATAGACTATCCAGTTCAATTAACGCCGCAAGAACAACCTCTCAAATAGATCAGATCGCTAACAGAATGAAACGCTTGGATGACTCTGCAGCATTAAAAGCTAGAACTAAAGAGTTAGAACATCAATTAAGCCTGTATCAGAGACAAGCTAAATTAAATGTTAAATCTTTGACGGATAGGTATGGAACATCTATCAGTCCTGAGAACTCCAGAGCATTGCAAAACTATATTAATTCTGTGAATCAGCTCAATGTAAAGACACCAAATATTACTAGGCAGATGCAAAGTCTTAGTATGCAGTTTAGAGAGATTCAATCTAATGCAAGCTCATCTTCAAGACAAGTATCTAGTTTTGGTGAGAAATTAAAACAAGCTTTTACAGGAATGCCTGCTTACATGCTAGCCGGTTCTGCTTTATTTGGTGGGGTTACTGCTCTTAAATCAATAGTTTCTCAGGTTGTTGAAATTGATACGCTCATGACAAACATTCGTCGTGTAATGGATGCACCAGACTACAAATTTAATGAGCTTCTTCAAACGTCCATTGAATTAGGGGATTCCCTATCAAATAAAATCTCAGATATTCTTCAAATGACTGGTGATTTTGGACGTATGGGTTTTGATGAAAGTGAACTCTCCACTTTAACAAAAACTGCACAAGTCCTTCAGAACGTCTCCGATTTGACCCCAGATGACACTGTAAATACATTAACTGCCGCAATGCTGAATTTCAATATCGCCGCCAACGATTCTATCTCAATCGCAGATAAGCTTAATGAAGTCGATAACAACTATGCTGTAACTACAATGGATCTGGCTAACAGTATTAGAAAAGCAGGTTCAACAGCTTCAACATTTGGTGTTGAATTGAATGATTTAATTGGATACACCACTGCCATCGCAAGTACCACTCGTGAATCTGGGAATGTGGTTGGTAACTCATTAAAGACGATTTTTGCACGTATCGGGAATAACGAAAGCTCAATTAAAGCTTTAGACCAGATCGGAATTTCTGTAAAGACTGCTGGTGGAGAAGCTAAGTCAGCAAGCGAGCTGATTAATGAGGTAGCAGCCAAATGGGATACGTTAACTGATGCCCAAAAACAAAATACCTCTATTGGCGTTGCAAACATCCATCAATTGTCTCGATTTAATGCCTTAATGAACAACTTTTCCATATCACAAAACGCAGCCACCACTGCGGCTAATTCCACAGGGAGTGCCTGGAGCGAGCAACAGAAATACGCAGATAGCTTACAAGCAAGATTAAATAAACTTCAAAATAAGTTCACTGAATTAGCTGTAGCTTCAGGAGATGCATTTATAAGTGATGGTTTAATTAATGCTGTATCTGTAGTTGGGGATCTTCTGAAAGCTGTCACTTCAGCTGTAAAGGGTATCGGATTCCTTCCAATTGCTTTTATGACAGCAAACTTTGCTTTAGTTGGCTTTAATAAGAATATGCGTCTGCTTCAAACAGCAATGATTTTTGGGGCGAATTCTTTAACTGAAGCCCAAAGAGCAACAATTGGGATAGAAGCGGGAATGACAAGAGCTACAATTGCTACAAGGTCATTTACTGTTGCTTGGAGAGGTATGTTGGCATCTACAGTAGTAGGTGTTGCCTTTGCTGGTATAGGTTTTGCTTTAGAAAAAATAATTACAGCATTCGCTGATGCAAAGAAAGCAAAAGAAGACTTTGAACAAAATCAGCAAACCAATGTTGAAGCAATTACAACCAACAAAGACTCGACAGACAAATTGATCAAACAGTATAAGGAGCTTCAAAAAGCTAAAGATTCCAGAACCCTTACTTCTGATGAAGAACAGGAATACCTTCAGGTTACACAACAATTAGCACAATCGTTTCCGGCTTTAATTAAAGGCTATGATTCTCAAGGTAATGCAATTCTAAAGAGTAATAAGGCTTTAGAAGAGGCTATTAAGAATACCAAAGAATATCTTGAGCTCAAAAAGACAGAGACAAAAGACGGTGCTAAAAAGACGTTCGAAGACGCTTCAAAAGGAATCGAAAAGTCTAAGGAAGAACTGAAGCAGTATGAGAAGATGGCCAAGGAATATTCAAAAGGAAAGAATTTCTGGTCTTTCTTTGAAAGTCCTTTTTCAGATGAAAATGATTATAAGTTGGAAGCTGATAAAGCACAGCTGAATATAAATCGGGTACAAAAGGATATCTCTAGCGGTAATGCAAAAGTTAGGGACAGCGTACTATCCATTGCCGAAGCTTACAGTAAAATTGATATTAGTAATACGTTAAAGGCAAGTATCAATGACATTGTAGGTAAACTCACTTTAAAAGATGATTTGAATCCTGATGATCTCGATAAATTCTCTTCAGCACTGGGTAAACTCCAAGAGAAAATGCAATCAGCGTTGAATTCAAATGATGAAAAAGCATTTGATAACGCAAAAAAAGACCTGCAAACCCTTTTAGAGACCTATGCTGACTCTGGTTCATCAATTGATGTCTTTAAGTTGAGCTTTGATAAGGCACAAAAGAACATTAAAGATGGCGACAAAGCCGTTTCTTCTGTTAAATCAGAAGTTGGTGATTTAGGTGAAACACTTGCTGAGGCAGGTAATGAAGCTGAAGATTTTAGTCAAAAACTAAAAAAAGCGCTTGATACAAATGATATCAATCAGATTAAGGATCTTATTAAAGAACTCTCAGAAGGAATAAAATTTGGCTCTGTTCAAGATATCCTTAATGGAGATGTTTTTAATAACACCAAAGAACAAGTTGCGCCTTTAAATGAGCTTTTAGAAAAGATGGCTGAAGGAAAGAGCATTTCTGCCAATGAAGCTAATGCTCTAATCCAAAAAGATAAAGAATTAGCCAAAGCAATAAGTTATGAAAATGGTGTTATAAAGGTTAACCGAGATGAAGTAATTCGTCAGCGAAAAGTTAAACTTGATGCGTATGATGACATGGTTCGATATAGCAATCACCTAATGAAAACCGAGGTTAACAACGCTATTAAGACCTTAAACGCTGATACGTTAAGGATTGACAGCCTTAGAAAGCTACGAAGAGAGCGTAAACTTGATATATCCGAAGCAGAATTGTCTCAGCTCGAAGTTAAATCAATTAATAATGTAGCTGATGCGAAGAAAGAATTACATAAGATTGAAGAAAAAATGTTGCAACCTGGTGGATTTTCTAACAGCCAAATCTCTGCAATGGATAGCGTTAGAGCTGCTCTTAAATCCTACATCTCAGCATCTGAAGAAGCTACATCTACTCAGGAAACAAACAAACAAGCGTTAATTGAATCTGGAACTTCCCTTGAAAAATGGACAGACGAGCAAGAGAAAGCTAATGAAGAAACCAAAACATCTACTTATGTAACTGATAAGTATAAAGAGGCTTTAGAAAAGGTATCATCTGTAATTGACGAACAAAACAAGAAGTTAAACGACTATGCAAAATGGTCTCAAAAATACAGAAATAACCTAAAGAAAGAAATCAAAGAACTCCAACAAAAGAAAAAGCTTATGCAGGAGCAAGCCAAACTCCTCAAGGATCAAATTAAGTCAGGGAACATTACACAATACGGTATTGTTACCTCTTCCCTCTCTGGATCATCTTCCGGTGGTTCTTATTCTTCCGGTGGCGGGTCTTACTCCGGTAAATACTCCAGTTACATTAATTCTGCCGCAAGCAAATACGGTGTTGATCCAGCTCTAATTGCAGCTGTAATCCAGCAAGAATCAGGATTCAATGCAAGAGCTCGTTCTGGAGCAGGCGCAGCCGGATTAATGCAGTTGATGCCTTCCACTGCTAAAAGCTTAGGCGTAAACAATGTTTATGATCCTTATCAGAGCATTATGGGCGGTACGAAATATTTAGCCCAACAGCTAAGCAAATTTGGTGGCAATGTTGAAAAAGCACTTGCTGCTTATAACGCAGGGCCTGGTAATGTAATTAAATATGGTGGAGTCCCTCCCTTCAAAGAAACTCAGAATTATGTTCAGAAGATCATGTCAAATTACACCAAGTCAATGACTTCTGCTAATTCCTCCATTGCAAGCTACTACACGAAGAACAGTGCGTTTAGAATAAGTTCTAAATATAATGCGCAAGATGGCGCTTACCGATCAACTCCACATAAAGGTATCGACTTCGCAGCAAAAGCTGGAACCGCAATTAAATCGGTTCAGAGTGGAAAAGTTCAAATTGCTGGTTATAGTAAAACTGCCGGTAACTGGGTTGTCATTCAACAGGATGATGGAAAAGTTGCTAAGTATATGCATATGCTTGATACCCCTTCTATTAAAGCCGGTCAAACTGTTAAAGCTGGCCAGACCATTGGTAAAGTTGGCAGTACGGGTAATTCAACAGGAAATCACCTTCATCTTCAAATTGAGGAAAACGGAAAGACGATTGACCCTGAGAAGTATTTAAAAGGTGTCGGCACGTCTATTTCGGATGCATCTCAAGCTGAAGCAGAACGACAGCAAGCAATCGCACAAGCTAAATCCGACCTCCTCTCCCTCCAAGGTGATATCAGTTCTGTTGGAGAACAAATAGAAGAGCTTCAATACGAAATTGTACAGTCAAAGCTTGATGAGTTTGATAAACGTATTGGTGATTTTGATTTAGCAATTGCCAAGAACCAAGCCTTAGCAAGTCATTATCTGTCAGACAGTAAACAGTTTAGAAAGTATACTGCAGAACAGAAAAAAGCAATGACTGAACAGCAAAAGATTCAGAGTCAAAAGGTTTCATGGATACAAAAAGAAATTTCAGCCAATAAAAATTTGAATTCTGCCCAAAAAGCTCAACTTAAAGAAGAGCTGAAGCAAGCTAAAATAGACCTTATCAACTTTCAAGAGCAAGTAAGGGAATTGCAAGGGCAAATAGTTCAATCTAAAGTAGATGAAACTTTAAAGTCAATACAAAAATCATCAAACAAGACTGAATCCAAGATCAAAGACGTTGACAATAAAATATCAATGACTGAAAAAGACAAGGATAAGGTCAAATATTATAGTCAGCAAGTCAAATTAGTACAGCAACAACAGGCTGAGGCCAAAAAATACATCAAGCAATTAGAGGAACAGAAAAAAGCAGCAAAGGGATTTCCGGAAATACAAGAGCAGATTACGAATGAGATCGAAAATTGGAAAGATAAGCAGAAAGATTTTAATCTGGAGCTTTATAACACCAAGAAGTCGATCAAGGACATCTATAAATCCCTTGCTGATGAAGTTGTCTCCATCTACAAAGAGATGTACGAAAAGATGCGTGATATTGAATTAAAAGCGCATCAAAAAGCTACTCAAGACTTGATTGACGAGATTGATAAAACTGATGATGAAGCTAAATACCAAAAAGAACTCAAAGAAAAGAATCAGGCTATTCAGGAAACCAAAGAAAAGATCAGTAAATTATCCCTTGATGATTCAGATGAAGCTAAATCGCAGGTTAAAGACTTAGAAAAGCAGCTACAAGAACAGCAAGAAGCATTAGATGAATTTCTTAAAGATCGTAGCAATACGAAACGTAAGGAAGCACTTCAAGACCAACTTGAAAAAGATCAGGATGCCATAAATGACAAGTATGATAACCTGACAAATGATGAGAGAGAATTCAAGAAAATTGAAGACAAACTCATGAACGGTAAAATCACTGACATCTCCAAGCAGCTTAATGAATTCTCTAAATTCATTAACAGCAATATGGAGTCCATCGGTAAGAGTATTTCTAATAACCTGATTGACAAGCTTAAAGAAGCTTCTAATGCCTTAAATACCGTTGTCAAAGGCAATACCACCGGTCAAAAGGTTGCTAGGTTTAAAACTGGAGGGCATGTAGGTAAGCTACCAGCGGCGGGTGCTCTCGCAGTAGTGGATAGCGGAGAACTCATCTTAAATGAGTCAGACACCAAAAACATGCTTAAAGCAGTAGACACTGTACGTGAATTGTCGGAAAAAGATTTAAATGGTGCCCCTTCTGCAAAGCCTGATTTAAGTAAGTATAAAGATTTCCTTAGTGATGTTTCGTTTGCTGGTGGTAAGTTTGGAATACCAAGTTTAAGTGCGAACGTTAAAACAAACGTTCCAGATTCTCTTGTTAGCAACAAAACAGAGACTTCTACAGTAAACAATGACTTTAACTTTACAGTAACCATTAAAGAAACTGGGAATCCTCAGAAAGCTGTTGATTTAATGTACAAGCAATTTACAAATGGCCTCAAAAACAAGGGGTTAAATTTCAACAACTCATGAGCCAGTATACATGCTGGCTCTATATAAAGCAGGAAACGCAACTGTTAAAAATTATGTAAAGCTCGAATTTTCAATTACAGAAGTCAGCAATGCAAAAGAGACAGCGAATATGGTGTTCAAGTAAATCACAAATAGTCCGAAAAAAAGGACTTAATTTTAATATTGGGTAACAGTGGTGTACTTCCAGTTCATTTTTCGAGTGGGAAGTACACCCTTTTTTGTCAAGCCATACTTTTGCCACTTATAAGTGAGGGTTTAAGAGCTTTTTGGAGCATTAACTGCATAAAACAAGCATAAGATAGCAAAAATAGGGGAAAAGGGTACTGAGAAGTGGAAAAAACTTGTTTATGATGCCTGATTGTATTACACTTATTGTACATTCACCGAACGCACAATGTGATTGTATAATAAGCAATCATTTTTGTGAGGTGTTTAGATGGATCGGAAAAAGGAGGATGAGAATATGGCTATTAATCATATGACAATTCCTAAAACTCAATCTGAGGCAATGAAGAACATTAGGCGTATTATGCAAAATAAGATGAAGGAAAATCGAATTTCTTACCAACAAGTAGTGAGATCTATCGAAGATGCGAAGAATGGGAGATAA